CGGTGGGCGCAATGGTGATGGCCGACTGGCTGGCTATAGCAGAATTGCGATTAAGCTTGATTGCTGTGGCCGCTGTGCCTCCACTTAGGGTGGCAGACTCATACAGAAAGCCCAGGGCATCGCCTGCGCACAATCCAAAGAATGACACTACTGGCGTTACCCCAGCACTCCAGGCAATGCCGATATCTATCGAGGCACCATCTGCCAGCGGACTGGCAAAGTCATAGACCACCCCGACACCATAGACCTTGCCATCTCGCAGCTTCTGAGCCCCGTAACCGATCTGTGGCACCGGGTCCTGTGCGCTACCAATGATCTGGTCACCGCTGTCGGCCATGTAGGTTGGGGTCACCAACCGGCTGGCTGTGGTCAATGATTCACGTTCTACTGTCAGGCTCATGTCTGTGTAAACCGAATGGGGATGCAGCCGGGAATAACCACAGGGATGCCGACAGCCTCCATGTCATCAACCACTTTGTTCACCTTCTCTTCACAGGCTTCCAGGGTGGAATATGGTGTCTTTGTGTCGGCAAAGAAGTTGCACTCGCCTGGAACGCAGAAGGCCACCACGGCGAGCCAGCCGATCACTTCTTGGCCTTCATGGCAGTTTTGGCTGCCTTCTTGAATGCCTCGGCCGTGGGCGCACCCTTAGAGCCAGGCTTTCTCATCTTCTCGCCTGAGCCCTCGGCTATGCGCTCCCGTTTCTTGTGAATGTTTGCGTAGAGGCCGGCCTTCATTTGCCATACCCCCCAGCCTTACGGCCCTCGCTCATGGCGATTGCTTTGGCCTGCTTCTCGCTCTTTACCTTCTGGCCAGAGCTCGACTTGAGCTTGCCCTTGGCGTATTCACGCATCACGGTAGCAACCTTCTTTTTCATTTTGTCGGTATCTGGCATGGTTATAGTCCTGTGGTCCCAAGGGTTGACACGCCCTGCTCAGGATTGAGCCGGGTATCTGAAAGCATTGCACGGCCGCCACGGCGAGCACGCCTGCGCGCAGACCTGTCTTCTGCCGCCACCTGATCTGCCGGTTTTGCCGCTGCTTTTGCAGCCGGGGCTGGCTCTGGAGGAACCTCCTTTACGACACCGGCGCTTTTCGCAAGTCCTAAAGCTCTAGTAACGCCGCCCATTATGATTGCCCTCCACCGACCGAACCCAGGGTGGTCACACCCTCTTCTGGGTTAACACGGGCACCAGACAGAAGCATCCGAGAACCTCCACGCATCCGGGCACGCCGGCGAGACTCAGACTGCTCTGCCAGCTCACGGCGCTCTTCTTCTTGCTGCTGCTTGAGTCGCTCGTTTTCCTTTTTCTGCTCTGCCAGTTGGGCCTCGGCAGCTCCGCTGCTTTTGCCACCACCAAATAATCCGCTCATTTGCACCTCGCCATGATGTAGTGATCTGCCCCATCGGGACCGTAATTGCGCATCAGGCCTTCTTGCTCGAACCCCAAGCAGAGTGCCCACTTATGCGCCCTCGTATCTGAGGTTCTAACCGCTATCTGTACCCGGTGCAATCGGTAAGATATCTGCAAGATATCGAAAAACACTTTTCCCATCTTTGTGAGGCCAATCGGTTTGGTCCTGGCCTTGTCATCGGCAATGAGCCAGGCCTCTCCCACGCCATCCCAGATTGGCACAAACCCAAAGCAGCAAACGGGTTGCGAGTTTAGGAAGCCGGTCACGGCAGGCCCCAGGGCAGCCTGGTTGGCAATCGCCTGAGAGATATCTATGAACTTGCTGGCAGCCACAATCTCGGGCTGAGTGACGTTGAGCCGGGTGGTATGCACGGGTGAGAAGGGCATAAAGAATGCCCCCTTGACCGTACACCGCCGGTTCAGCTGCTCAACGAACTGAAAATACATCCCACTCCGCTGTGGCCACCGTTGGGACCATGAATGTGCCAGATGCCTGCAATCCGCTCTTGGTCATGCGCTTGTGCTCGCCGCCACCCAGCAGAAGGTAGCCAAAGGCATCGCCAATGTGCGAGTGCTCATTCTTGTTGGGCGCATCTCGGAACCGCTCCTGGCCGGCACCAATGGCCACCCGTTTGAAGTGGTAGCCACCGGCCAGAGACTTGCGCAGCATCTTGCACTCTGTCGCAACCATGAGGCCAGGCTTGCCGTTGATCAGGCGCTGCATAGGCATGGCCGCAGCCTCTCGGCGCACCTTGAAGTCGTTGCTGTAGGTTGGCTGAGCGCGTAGCCCCAGGGTGCGCAGGTGGTCGAATGCCGTCACCTCATAGATGGCATCCCTGGCCATACCGGCAGGGTCGCCCCAAAGCATCACCTGGGCAGTCGGAAACTTGGCATTGAGCTCTGCTAGTAGCTGCTGGCCGAACCGCTCGAGGCCCATGTCAAAGGTCACAATCTCATGCAGCACCACCCACCGGCCATTGGGATATCGCTGGCCAATGACGGCCGCAGGGGTAAGACCAAAGTCCAGCCCCACCTGGATGGGCAGCTGCGGGTCGTAGTCCACCTCGCCGCTCATCATGCTGTCATCGTACTCAGGCCATACCGGCCGGCCCTCTTGAACGTAGGTATACAGGCCACCGGCATAGCAGCGAATCCAGTCCAGGTTCTTGCCGAGCAGCATCTGCTGGTAGTAACCGGCCGGCAGGTTCCCAATGTTCTCGGCCTTGGGGTTGAGCTTCCACCACTTGCCGGCAGAAAAGACGTGATCATTGGCCTCTGGGTTTTCGGGTAGATCAGCTGCGTCCACCTCTGCCATGCCGCCTGGCTGCTTAAAGAATTTCCAGGCGTAGGCCCCGGTCATCTTTTCCTTTTCTGCCATACGGAACCACCAGTGGTCATCATCCATTGGGTTGGTATCCATCCAGATACCGTGCCAGCTCGCACCACCGTCACGCTTGGTAGGATATCGCCCCACCCTATGCGTGAGCCCATCAATAACCGCTTTTGGAAGCTCTCGGGCCTCGTTCACCCAGGCACCTGTGAGCTCGAGCGAGAGCAGCTTTCGCACGTCCTTGGGCTGGTCCAGGGCCAGGAAGATCACCTCACAGTCAATGCCCGCAGCGTCACCCCTAGACGGCAGCCGAATGTGGTGCGTGATGGGTGGAGTCCACAGCATTGGGCCAAAGGTGGCCTCTGGAAACAGGTCGAGCCACGTCTTGATGGTCGTGGTCTTTAGCATTGGGTAGCTATTCCGTACAATTGCGAAACGTGTGTAGCGGATGCCATCTGCAGGGGAGGGCTTTTGCCTGACGGCACGCAACATCACCTCGGCAGCACAGGCGTAGCTCTTGCCCGAGCCCACCGGCCCCATCACTCCACGCACGAATGCGTTGCTTTGCAGGAAGTCATAGACCACCGGGCTGGTCCTAAAGTCTAGGTTCAGCCCGCCAGTGATCTCCTTAGTCGATCTTTCCTTGGTTCTGCTCATGTCTGCCCCAGCATAATGTCTCTTTCGGTTATCCAGGCCTGCGCATACTCACAATCTTGCCTGTCCTCGAACCATGGACCACCCAGCGTGTAATGGATGGCATTCAGACTCTTGTAAGGTCCCTGTTTACACCCAGCCAGGTAGTTCCAGCCCAGGTCCAGGCCCCCAATCTCCGAGTCATCGAGCCACTTGAACTGGTGCAGGTAGCCTGGCTCTGCCGTATTGACCACGTCTGGGGTCAGTTTTTGCACCGATGGGTGGTAGCAGTTAAACACAATGAATGATGACCAGTTTTTCCTGGGGTAGGCGTGCTGTATCTGGCCGTCCATCTTGGTGGTTTCAGCCGGTTTGTAGTCGTGTTTGACCACAGACACCGCTTTGCTGGGGTCTACCTCCTCGAATACCCTGCGAATGTCGGCCAGGAACAGAAAATCACAGTCCACAAAGATGGCAAACCCGTGCGGGCCGGCCAGGGTGGGAGTCAAAAACCGGGTCAGGCTGAACTCTGTGGAGGCTTGCCGGTCTATTGGCCTGGTGTAGAGGCCAATCTCCCGCAGCTCTGGCTGGATTACAGGCTTGACCATCACCTGCTCCGGGTCAGTCCTAGCCATGATTGAGTGCTTGCACACATCCCAGGCAATGGTCTCCCGAGAATCCCACCCGATAAACACCTGAATCATTTATTGGCCGCCAGCCAGACACCTGCCTGCGCCACAGCGTAGCCCAGGAACATCAGCGCCAGGTCAAACTTGCCCTGCCGGTAGAGATCAACGCAGACCACCATGTAGATGCCACCCACCAGGGCAATGAGCCATGAGCTCATACCTTGCCCCGGATGCACTGGGATGCGTAGGCAAAGTAGTTGTGGCTGCGGGCATTCGATTGCATCTTGTCGAGCAGGTCTGCTACCTCGAGGCGCTCAAAGTAGGCGGCCCGCTTGCACAGTTCGATCAGGAACTCCTCAGCGTCAATGCCGTCTGGCATCCCCTGGATGATCTCCATGGCCTCTTGTTTGGTCATTTCGGTGCCTCCACAAGGTTTTGCTGGCCAGCCCAGAGTGCCACGCAGGCAGCGTCCAGGTCCCAGCTCACGGGATTCAGACTCAGGGCATCTGCCCGGCCGGCCTTATAGCTGCCAATGTGCCAGGCACTGTGGTCCACCTGTGCGCCCGGCAGTATCCACAGGGCGATGGCCACCCCGGCCACAAAGCTTAGAAGTTTCCCCATGTTGGCAGCTCCTCTCTTTTATGACCTTCTGGTTCTTTTTTTGCCTGGGTGTAGCCACGTTCTGCAAAGGCCACCTCAGTCTCGAGCAGGGATATCCTGCGGTTTAGGTTCTGGATTTCCTGCTTAAAAAACTTCTGCGCCTCTTGCCAGCCAGCGTCAAAGGCGTACTCAGCCACCTTTTCCTCGTCCTCGGTCCAATAGCGCAGGTCTGCCTTGGTCTTGCGCATCTCCCGTATCCAGTCGTAGTAGCACTCGTAGATCATTGAGAAACCCCCTGTTGTGCCTGCTGTTGGCGAAACTCCCTGAGAAATTCACACATTTCGTATTCGGAAAAATTGTGCTCAATGTGCCATAGCATCCCATTTAATTTTTCGATTGCTTTAGTTTTTTTTCTTTTGTAACCCTTGGCTGGCTCTGAATTTTCCAAAACTTCTCTGAGCAGCCTTATCTCAGACGTATATATCTCGCAATAATCCTCTTGCGTTTCTTCACTCATCTTTCTTCTCCTCTTCAATATCGACCACCTCGGGTGCTTGGACATTGATGCCAATCACCGAGGGCTTTTCACTTCCATCGTCAGGGTTGTCCAGCAGGCCACTGGCCTTGGCCAGCAGTCTGAGCACCCCAATCTTGTCGTAAAGCTCAACCTCCAGGGTCTGTGCCCCGTCTTTTCCTCTGGTCACCCGGATGTTCTTGATGGCCTGCAGAGCATGGTCTGGGATGGCAGAGGCAGCCTTCACCTTGACATTGCCCTCCTCGTCCCAGGTCAGCACGTCTGTGATCTTGGTATTGGCCATGCAGAGCAGCGAGTAAGCCACCGCTTCCCGATTCTCGACAATGGTGGCCGACCTCTCCAGCCTACGCTGCACAGACCGAACCCCACCCCAGTTTTTCAGGGATGGGACTTGGTTGGCCAGTCTTGGTGAGCGAGGCACTAGAACGGCACCCCTTCATCCGGGTCAAACCCCTGGGGCTGGTAGCCGTTGGCCTTGGCCTGCGCATGGCTAGGGTCTGCAAAGCCAGTGGCCGCATTGTGGTACTGCGGTTTTGCAGGGAATGGCTGGTGGGCAGCTGAGTAGACCTCACCCGCAGGTTGGACAGCCTGGCCCACAGACAGGGAAAAGAACTCACCCCCGTTGGCTGCCTTCTTCACCCATGCCGATATCCAGTATTCCTGGCCATC